TCTCACCATATGGATCATTTAGATCAGCAATTTCTTTGCCCGGTTTCTTATGATTAATGGAAAATTTAACGCTTTTTCCATCAGTTTGGAAACCAATAGTAGTGAAAGCACCATCACCAACAACTAGCATTGGATAGATGTCTACACCATTATCACCTGTACCAGCAGTTGTTCCATTCTCGGCACCTTCATTCTCGCCGTACTGCATTTCTGGAACAACAACGATGCGGAACTGATCAACAGATCCAATTTCGCCATTCATGACATTACCAGCATCAGCATACTTTTCAACAGATACGAAAGCAGGCTGGCTGTGTAAATCAACCATAGCTCTTAGAACTGGAATTAGATCAGAACCTACATACATGATACGACCACCATTAACGGTTTTAGTATCAATCATACGAGAACCACTAATAACCTTTGTTTGCTTAGGAGTCTTATTATCATCCAAAGCAATAGAAAGATTCATAAGGTCAGTGTAAGTAACAACTTCATCAGTTGTTAACTTAGTAGTTCCACCTGCAAAATAAGCTGTACCGTTCGCAGTTGCGTTAGTAATAAGATCTGCCTGAAGCTCCGCTTCAGTCAGCTCGTTAGCACCAACAAGAGCTTCCTCAGTAATATGGGATAACAATTCAGAATCTGTATCGAAATCCATTGATTCCTGAGTGTACTCAGTGAAGAAACCTCGTTTAAGGAGGTCAGCTTCAATTTGCGTACGAGTAAAACCTACTCGGTTAACTCGACCACCGTTCTCACGGAGAGTCGGGATTTTAGATTTAATTGTTCCAGTATCTTTAGAGGAACCGTAAAGATTACCACCATTCTCTGCAACTTCTCCACCAGCACCAGCCGCAGTAACAGCATCTGCACGGTTAGCTTCAGTAGAAGATTGCAATACACCGGAAGAATTCCAAGCAGACCATGTACCGTTTGTTAGTGCGGTACCAGCAGCATTTATGCCTTGATCCGATACATTAAGTGCATCTAGTAACGGAACATAAACGTCCTGTTTGATCTTTTTACCCATATTCTTAGGCATAGCACGTACATCTGCCAAAGGCATGAAATACTGTCTATCCCGAACAGAAATAAGGGCTTTTTTAAAATAATAATCAGTACGTGCTTGAGTAGTACTGATATCCGAGGCTGTGCCGCCTGCCGGATCATTATATTGATGAGCCATTGTCTTGTCCTAGTTAATAGTGATTAATTACCGACCAGCATACTTCTTCATAAATTCCTCATCTGATAAACCTAAAAAGTCATCATCAGTTTTAGATTTTTGTGTAGTAGCTTGCTTAATCGGTGCTACTGCTTTTCGTTTTTTATTACGATCAGCATTAGCTTGTTGATTTACTTCAGATTTACTTGATACGTTGGATGCTTCACTAGACGCACCAGGCTTCTTATCAACAAGAACACCTTCTTTAAACAGTTGCTCACTAATGTTTCTATACGCATCTACATCAGGAACGCCCACTAATTTACCTAAAGCTTTGTCCTGTTGCAGTTTCGCATTAACTTTCTCAAACACTCCATTATTCATATGACTATCAATAACACTAATGATTTCAGGATAGTTAGTAATAGTATTTTTACTTTCCATATCCCAATCTTTAGTTACTACATTGATAGTTTTAGTGAACGTTGCGGAATCTTTGATTTCATCAAGCACTGCATCTAGATTGTATTCTTTATCAGTAACTGTGTAATCAGTCGGTTGATAATCTGTAGGTACATCTTTGTTAATATCCAATGGGTCTATGTCGCTTTCTTCAATTAGCTTAGCGATAGCTTTAGGGTCCTTTTTAGATAGGTCAATTAGATTATGTAATTTTGCTTCGTTAAGAAGCTCATTTTTTTCTAACATCTTAATTATCTTTAGATTAGGCTTTAACTGAGCCATCTTCTTTTGATAATTAGCACCCATTTGCATGAGCTTAACCATATCCTCGGGGTCCTTAACTTGCATATCAATGCCATTGGCTTTGAAGGGCTCAGACACCTTTTTATAAGCACTTTCGTAATCAAACTCTGTAGTTTCCGGAGTATCCCCCTCTGTGTCAGTCGAGTCTGGCTTACTAGTATCAAGAGATTCTGTCGTATCACTATCAGTGGATTTTTCTGGCTCCGTCTGGGTATCCCCTTCAGGTTGGCTTACTTCATCCTCTTTAGGTGCGACTTCAGTTTGCTCCTGTGCTTCACTTACCTCTTCTTCAGAGGTAACTTCTTTATCTACTTCCATATCTAAAGGATTTGCCTCTGGTTCTTCAGTAGGTTCCTCAGATAAAAATTCAGCTGGATTTTTTTCTAAAAATTCTTGATCAGATAATTCTAATGAGGTTTGATTCATACAGTAATCTCCTCAGATAAAATTTCTTCACGAGTTTGCTCGTGTGCGCCTATAGCATCATCCGCTTCTCCGCCTCGGCGTATTGCTTCTTGTAACCAATTATATAAACCGCCTATACCATATTGCATGTTATCTATAATTCTTTGTTGGTCAACACTAAGATGAGAACTTTTAGTCATAACTAATCTAGCGGCTTCTTCTTTAAAATAGGCCTCCTCAATAACATCTTTAAAATATTCGTTAGCCATTAGTTTAACTACATTGTCTCTTAATTTTCTTATCTTAGTATTCATATCTATTTGATACTCGACTTGTTCTAATTCTGTCATATGACTCCTTATGATTTAGTTAGCGAATTAAGCGCAGTTTCATCCATTTTAGATAACCTATCATGCTCTTTACCTTCCATAAGATTAGACTGCTTTCTAGCTTCTATATCCTGATCTCGCTTATCTTTTGTTCCAGATTCTTTATCAACAAAATCAAGATCAGAAAGATCCGCACCACTATGCATTTGTCGTGCTTTAGCTTGTTCTGTTGCAGTCTTAGCAGTTTTGAGTTCGACATCGACGGCATTTTCTTGCCCTTTAGCAGTTTCATTTTGAACTTGGGCTTGTAGTAATGCCATTTCAAGTTGCATTTTTTGTTGGGCCATAGGATCAGGTTGTGGTTGGTACTCTTGAATACGTTTAGCCAAATCAGGCATCTTTCGTAGTTTAGCAATATCAGCTAAAATCATTTGGCTCATTTCCGGAGGCATAGTATTACCCATAGTTTGTAACATAAATGCTAATTCGCTACCTTTTTGTTCATCAGCTTCAGCAGTAGAAATATTGAGCTTAATATCATATTTGCCTCCTAAATCATTTCGATTAATAGCAATGAATTCTTCATTAGTAATACGAACAATTTCTTCGTCCTCTAAAAATTCTGCATTCATAGAAATAATTTTACGACCAATCTGATTAAGTCCATTAGATAATCTTCGTAGAATACCTAATTCACGTTTAGATGTTGCATCTAACGCCGATCTAATACCTGTTGCAGTAACTCCTAATGCCTGACCAGAAATACCTTGCGTAAATGCCTTAACTCCTGTTAAAGCTTCAGCATCATTGTTCTGCATATTTAGCACTTCTAATGCAGATCTGGGAATCTCCGGGTACACTTCCATATGAAATGCTTGTTTAGGATCTACATTAGCATTAAATTTATAATCCTCACCACGTTCGAATTTACGTGCATTAGTTACATCAAGAGCATCTTTTCTAATACCTTGTTGCCCACTAGCGCTGCGGCCAATAATATCGATAATGCCACGAGTAACAGCACCCACGATTTTTTGATTATCTTCGATAAGAGCTGCATCGGGTTCTCCATAAATATTCTTACGTCTAGGTAAATATTGTACTAATACAAAAGGAATCTTTTTATCAGGATAAGGATTTTCTTCCATTCGAATAAAAGTACTACCTACCCAGGTAGCTACGAATGATTTAACTTCCCCAGTGTCATCGATATCCCAATACCCCCAGTATTCACGAGCAACAACTTTTTTACGAGCTTTATCTTTAAATGTAAAAGCCGTATCATCTGAATTAACTTCATGATCTGGCTCTGCTAATACAGATTTACTTTCAAAATTAATATCATCAAGATTTTTATAACGTCCGTCTTTTTTAAGTTCTGATAAAGAAGTTTCAAAACTATAAACTGCAAAACTCGCTTTTTCTATATCCCCTTCACAAGTAGGATCCAAAACTATATTATTATAATCACACACTTTTAAAACAGGTTGATTCTTAATAGTAATAGTTTTCATTTTTTCTTTTTGCCCAACTTTTACTTCCTGCATTACAGGCATACCAGTTTGAGGATCCATAGCTGGTTGCCCAGTATTAGGATCAACTACAGGTTGGGGCTCCATTACATCTTCCCAAACTTTACGTTTATCTTCCTCAAATTCCCAATCAACCCGTACAACTGCTGTTCCTTCATCTACGGCAGTTCTAACATACTCATCAATAAAGTTTACCTTATCCATACGACAATTAAGTTGGTAGTTTAATACCATACCATTCTGTACTGCCGATTCTTTATCTTCAAAGGTTTGTGGAGAAGTGTTAAATAGATCGTCTGTGGATAGAAATGGTTCTGATAAAGCAGCATAACGCCATTCTGCTTGTCTACGTGCTAGTCTAGGTACTAGCTTAGAACGGCCTCTTTTAGCATTAATAGTTTGTTCGCCGTCAAGTACTTTTAACCAAGCATCAACTTCTATTGTATGAGAATGATGTGCTACTTGAGCAGATTCAAGATCTTGCTTAAGATCAGCAAGACTAGGTGGATTTTTCCAATCAACTAAAGTAGACGCATCCGTTTCAGGATGTTCTAGTTTAATGTCCGAGTCTAAATTAGTGTCTTCACTCATAATTTTTTCCCAGCTTGTTCTAAATGTTTATCATAGTTACTGTATTGCTTTTTAAGAAAATTATCAACCTTATATATCTTAAGGCCGTCTATTGTATCATGATAGTCTAAATAATTATTAAACATGGAATTTTGACCTTCTAAAGGAATAGAAGCGTATATGTCATCGGCTTGTACTATTTCAGATACAAAATAAGTCCATACTTTAGCGAAATTCATCTTAGCTTCTACGTTATCACTAACAAGTACAGCTGCTATCATATACCCATTTAACGGACGGGAAAACCTATAAAATAAAGCAGCTTCTCCTTCCTGTATTAAACTAGTATGCGCAAATATCATAATATTTTTACTACAGCAGATGAAAATACATTACCCATACCGGCTCCTAAACTAAGAAATTTACCAGATTCTTCCTGTATTGCCAATGCTGTTTCTATAGCAGTGGCTGCTCCCATAGTATGCCCAATGCGTAATTTATAATTAATTAATTTAATATCCCCAAATTTATCTTTAATTATTTCTTCCTCAATCCTATTATCTGCAGAAAACGTGCTATGCATTTTAACAAAATTAATGTCATTAGTATCCACGTTATTTATAACTTTTTTGTATCCCTCTCCAGTACAAGATATACCTAATGGACTAGGATGTGACTCAGCTGCAATATGCATATCAGTAATTTTAGCTAATACCGAATGACCGCATGATTCTGGCTTAGTTTCAAATACAGTTATATTACAACCATGTCCTAATCTAAATTTAATAATAGATGGGTCATTCTCTTCATGAACTAGCTTACTTAAGCCATTTTGCCCAAATATAGTTAAGTACTCTTCTGAGAGGCCGTTATCTGCTGAAATAACAACTACAGCATCTAATACCCCTAAGGCTAACATATTACGTGCTGTATACCAAGCAGAGTGGCCACTGATGCAACTTGTACTATCAGTTGAGATATAATCAAAGGACCCAATCTGATTAGCAATATATCCTGCGTATACCTGTGTTATCCCCATTACTGGTACTTTATAAGCAGGGTATTGTTCTGAACGGAGAATCGTTGTTAAATACCCAGGCCATACGTTATTCCCCGAAGCTAATATTAGCCCTATTTTACAAGTACTTAGCTCAGTTAAAGCTCGAATAAACTCATATGTTCCGGGATTAGCACCATGCTTGCCTTTTAATACATAATCAATCAGTTCTCCGGGCATTGTTTTAATGCCTTGATCAACTGGCATACCACCACTATTAGCTATTTCGTGAACATATTGAGGGTAAGGAACATGATCTAATAAAGTGATGTCCTCGGAATACACTGAATTTGTGTGAGTTACATACATCTTTTAGCATATTCTTCTACTTCAGCCATAGAGCAAGTTTGGGTAAATTCAGTCATAACAAAGTCTTTTATTGATTGGATAGTTAAATTTCCCTTTTTTATAAAATCTTGTAATTTAGGTTCAGGAATACCAAATAGGTGGGATAACCATACAAAAAAGACAATCATACTTAAACTATCTAAACGACCCATATCAATCCGTTCATCCATGGATTTTAGAGGAATATATTCCTCTCCTAATGGTGCGTCCAGTTTACATATTAAATTTATTACAGAAATGAATTCTTCATCAGTAAAATTAAACTCGTCCATAGTGTATAATATATAACATATAGAAAGGAATTATGTCTAAAAAAACAAACCCTAAAGACGCAGTCGGAACTAAAAAACCTAGATTTTACTCAGGACTTCCTGCTAATGTAACTAAAGAAGTTACCATCGGAATTATGGAAGGAGCTATGAAGTACGGCCGCCATAACTATCGTATAGCAGGCGTCCGTGCTAGTACGTACATTGATGCTACTATAGGCCACTTATTTGATTATTGGGAAGGACAGGATATTGACCCAGATAGTGATCTTCATCACATTACTAAAGCTATAGCATCTTTATATGTTTTGCGTGATGCTCAGATGAGGAATATGTGTGAAGACGATCGTCCTCCTAAATCAGATGTTGAAGGAGATAAAACCAGATTGCAAGCTATTGTAAACAAATTATTTGAGAAGTACCCTAACCCAGTTCCTGCTTATAAAGAGGGGGACGTAAAATTAAGGAGACCTCATGAGTAAAGTATCTTTAGCTAATTCAGTCGCCGACGTATTAAATATTTCCCACGATAAAGCCAATGATTATGTATCAGTTGTAATAGACTCTATTAAACAAGGAGTTAAGAAGAACGGAAGAATGGTAGTTCGTGGTTTTGGTGTTTTTACTACAAAAGGCAAGACTAAGAGAATGGGGCGTAATCCTAAAACAGGTAAACCGGCAGTTATTAAAGCTCGAACAGTTATTCGATTTAAAGCTTCTAAACTATTCAAAGATAAAGTAAATCGAGGAAAATAAATTATGATAAATTCCGTAAAGGTTTTAAAACCGAATAAAGACGGACAACTAATAGAAGTAAAAATAATACCAGCAAAAGAGGTGTCGGAACTTCATTGGAAAAGCGTTAAAATTGATACTCATAGATCACCCTATACAGGTGGAAAACGTCTAAAGAAAAATGTTAAATATCACCGTATTGGAGCTGACCGAAAAATATGTATCGAAGAAGGCTGTACTAAATTAGTTGAAGATGCTAGACGATTAACTTGCTCAGTAAAATGCAAAAATTTAAGAGAACTCAGACAAAGAAAAGTACACGTAGAAAAAGAAAATAATAGTAAAGTAACGTGTAAAAGTTGCGGGGATGTATTTATAGCCAGAAAAGATAGGCGCTACTGCAGTAAAAAATGTAGATATAAAAGGAGATGATATGGGGGATCTAACAGCTAATTTTAATAGAGCAGAATATGCTTGTAAATGTGGGTGCGGAAAAGATGATATTAAAGATGAACTTGCTATGAAAGTACAACAAGTTAGAGATGTATTACAACGAGGTATCAAGATAAATAGCGGGGTTAGATGTCCTGATCACAACTATTCAATAGCAGCAAATCCAACATCTAGTCATATAGGCGGTTGGGCAGCTGATCTAAGTTATAGCGGCTCTGCCCAACGATATGAACTTTTAAATGCCATTATGCCAATATTTGATAGGGTAGGTATAGCTAAGACTTTTATACATGTAGATGTGGATGCTAATAAGTCCGCTGGTGTAGTTTGGCTCTATTCTTAAGGAGATATTATGATTGGAGAACTATCTGGAGATACAGCGGATTTCTTAAATGAGATCCCCTGGTTTGACGGTATTATTTACGTACTAATGCTAATGGGCTTATATGTATTCTATAAGTGGGTGAATAGTAAATTCTAATGAATTCTTGACATGGCTGCAATGTAGATAATACCTAGCCCAATGCAAATAGCCACTGCAGTTCCAATAACCCAAAGGAATATTTTCATTTTCAATATCTTATTGGAGGTTTCTTTTTCTTTTTTCTTTTGTAATAAACCATTATGCTTTCTTCCTATTAGTAATCTTCCTTAAAGTCTTTGCAAATCTAGCTTGTTGACCTGTAAGCCCTGGCCGCTTTGCAAGTGTATTTAAGGTTTTTACAGGAATCTTTTTTCCTTCTGGTGTGCCTGTTTTTGCTCTTAAGGCTCCTGGTCTTTTAATAGCTTTTTTAATATTTAGTTTTTCTTTAGCCATCCTCTTCCTCGGTTGCCATCAAGGTTTTATCTAGTACTCTATTCGCTTTATCTTTCATTTTATCAGCCATGCTTTTATCTTTTTTACATACTTCTCTGTATATGTCATTGTTTCTGCTAACTTTAGATAGATCTTTAGACACAATTTCAGGAGGATTGCTTTCCAATAAC